TAAGTTATCTGTAAGCTAACGGCGGGGCGGCGACACCTCGCATTTTTTTTCTATGTGGGTTTAGGTTTTGCTTGACTGTAATGTTTAGGTATAGCTAGACTATCGCCACGCCCCAAGACAACGGCACAGCCGGGGGCCGAGGATGCGATGGACCTGCACACCAGCCTGGCGGCCCTGGCCGCAGCCCTGGCCGCTGACGCGGCCGAGCACGCGCGCCACCAGCGCACCACCGGCTTCGCCCGCGCCCTGGCCTCTGTTGGGGAGGCGCTGCTGTGAGCGGCGCCCCCACCGTCCGCAAGTTTCCCCGCACGCTGGCCGAAGCCTTCCCGGCTGACGCCCGCCACGCCTACGCCATCGAGCGCAGCAGCCGTCGCATGGACAGCGTGGGCTCCGTCCTCCTGGCCTGCGCCTGCGGCATCGGCCTGGCGCTGGCCGTTGCGCACTGGTGGAGCGCGTGATGGAGCGCCACTTCGAAGACGGCACCGAGCCGACCATCCTGCCCCACTTCGGCGGCTGCACCGGGCCCTGCCAGCAAGGCCGCGTGGCCTGCCCGCGCCCTCAATCGTGTGAGCAGGCGCTGGATCGAAGCATCCTGCGCCTGGCTGGCCAGGCGTTCCTGGCCATCGTGCTGGCAGGGGCGGTGATTGCGGTGGGAGTGGCGCTGTCATGAGCGCCACCATCCACGGCGTGGTCGAGCGCACCTTTCGGTGCACATCCGCACCACCAGCACACGCGCCGGCCGCAGCGCAGGCACAGGTGCGGGTGGTGTTGAAACAGAGCTTTAGCAGCGCCGTGCGCGTCCACGCTGTGGTGGATTGCGGCATGGGCGCGGCCGGCGAACAGGCCGCGACGCTGATGCGCAAGCGCCTGGTGGCTGGCAAAGCCTGCATTGCACGTGGCCGCGCCATCGAACCCCTGGCCGGCAGCATGGACGTGTTCCTGCGGGGCTGCGCCGAAATCTTCACCGAGGAACCTGCCTGCCAGGCGGTGAAAGAACCCGCATGACCCACGCCCACCACATCCACCCGCTGGCCGACCCGATCGTCATCGGCATCGCCGGCCACGCCGGGGCGGGAAAAGACACCGCGGCGCTCTACCTGGTCGAGAAGTACGGCTTCGTCCAGGCCAGCTTTGCCGACCCCATCCGCAGCATGGCCCTGCTGATGCTGGAAGAGGCCGGCATTGACCACCGCTGGCTCACCGAGCGAGCCTCCAAAGAGGCGCGCATCCCCGGCCTGGGCATCAGCGCCCGCGCCCTGATGCAGACGCTGGGCACCGAGTGTGGCCGCAGCCTGCACCGGAACATCTGGGTGCGGCACATGGCCCTGCGCCTGGGGCTGCCGGGGCCTGACCTGTCTTTGCGCGGCACGCCTGCTGCGCTGGCCACGCCCGTGCATGACCGAATCGTCATCAGCGACTGCCGCTTCCCGAACGAGGCCGACTGGATCAACCTGATCGGCGGCAAGGTCATCCGCCTGCACCGCCGCCAGGCCGGCGCCGTTCGCCCCCACGTCAGCGAGGCGCAGGTCATGGACCTGCACGCCGACGTTGACCTGCACAACCACGGCGAGCACTTCGCCGGCCTGCACGGCCTGCTGGATGGGGCGATGGCTGAGTGGGGGGTGGAGGAGCGGGCGTGGCCAGATGGAGCTTTGCCGCCTGACCTGGCCATGTGGCGCCCCTGGACGCTCGACGACCGGAGTTAAGTCGTGGTTAAGCAACACGGCCGCTGGGTGTATCACCGCGCATTCAAGTCAGCCAGGAAGTACAGCGAAGGCCTGGAATGGTGGCACAGCGAAGAAGCTGCACACATGCTTCTGCGCCGGCACATGGCTATGAACGCCTGGAATCCGCGTATTGCATATGCCAGCCTGGCTGAGCGCGTCATCAGATGCACAAATCGGTACGCCAGGAGATTTGGCGGCGTACGCACGGTGGCCGATTGGCAAAAGTTGGCGCTGCACATTGCTGATAGGGCCGGATTTACTCATCAGGCCACTATCAGGGCAATCACGTTTGACAATTTTCGGAGCCGATCACTTATTTGCATTGGCAAGACCCAAGACCACGAATGTCGCTTCCCCTGGCCGAAATGGTCTGCAAGGGACGTTTACGAGCGCGCGAAAAAGATTAACGCCGCACGTCAAGAAAGGCTGCGCCAGGAACGTATTGCCCAAGAGCGCGCGAAGCTCGAGGAGCAGAAGCGCTTTCTCTCATCTTGCGCCGTTTGCGGCAAGCAATCAACACACCGTCAATGGGCCAATTCTGGTTTTCATTGGCCTCTAGAAGGCGAGCGATTGCTGGAGATTAGCGGCCTGTTACCGCTGGCGCAGCTATATGACTGGCGGCTTGAGGGCATACCTTTTTGTTTCTCTCATGGCATGCAGTTCAAACGAATTCTGAAGCGCACCGAGAGGCTGCAAAAGCAGCGAATCCAAATCAATCGAACGAAAAAGGAGTTGCGAAATGAAGCCACCCAAAACCATGCATGAACTGACGGACGCACTGGCCCACATCATGGCCGGGGCAATAAACGGCGACGTGAAAGAAAGCGAGGCGCGGATTGCTTTGAATGCCGCTACCCGCATTGTTGAGGCAGTACAGGCCGAGACGCGTGTTCGAGCTTTGGCGTTTGCGACCAAGACAACTTTGCCCGCCGCGTTGCCGCTGAATCAAAACATCTGGCCTCAGCAGCAGCACCTGATTTCTCAACAAGGCGCAGCGGACTGATCCATGACCCGCAAACGCAGCCGCTACCGCCCCCGCCCGGTCAACCTCGAGGCCCACCTGGTGGCCATCCAGGGCGTGTCCTGGCTCAGCCGGGATGACCAGACCCTGTGGGCGCTGGCCATTGACGACGCCGTGCGCGCCGTGGCCCGGGGCCAGGCCAGCCAGGCGCACTGGCGCGAGATCTTCGATGCGGTCAACCTGGTGGAAGAGATGGTGCGCATGCGCAAGGCGCATGACCCGGAGCGCATCGTGCAGGCCGCGCAAGACGCCTGCGAAGCCATCCTGGACCGTCAGCGCGCCACCGGTGTGCGTGCTGCGCGTGCCAGTGAACTGGCCGCTCTGCACGAGCTGCGCGCCGGCTGGGTGGAGTTGATGAGCGGCATCACCCAGGCCGAGCGCTTCGCGGCCGGTGAAGCCGTGGCGCACCGCGTGCGCCGCGCCCTGGCCGGTGGTGAGCCCGGGGCGCGGGTGGTGCATCCGCCGCAAGAGGTGACCGCGTGAAGCACACCCCCAGCCCCCACCGCGCCGCCGCCAGCACCCTGGCCCAGCGCCTGCGCATCGTGGCGCACCGCGGCCACCAGGTCACCGCCAAGGATCTGGCCACCCTGGTGCGCGCTGCTGCGCTGCTGGAGGAACAGGGCGCGGCGATCGATCGGCAGCTGAGCGTGTACGGCCAGACGCTGGGGGAGCTGGTGGAGACGAGGCATCAGTTGGTGAGCATCAGGGAGATGCTGACTGAGGCGTTGGAGGGCTTTGGGCCAGCAAGGTCGATTGCACCAGCGCTTTCATCGGCGCACTCATGCACTGGACCCCGCCCGGGATCGTCCGTCTGGTTACGGACAACCACGGCAATCAGTTCGAGATCGAGGTTCGGAAGATTGGTCAAGCGGAGGGAAAGGCATGACTGACATTCCATCTACGGCGGCACAACCACCGAGACATTGCATCGCCTGCGGTGCGCCTGCAGGTTCGCACCTTTCGTGGTGCATCAAGCTCAAGGCGCCAGGACCAATGCACATTGTCCCTACCGGGTGGCTTTGCCCTGCCTGCGGGCGCGGCAACGCACCGACGAACATGACCTGCTTCTGCAAGGGCTGGCCAAAGATGGAGGTGACATGCTGAGCCGCGAGCGCCCGATCCTCTTCAGCGCGCCGATGGTGCGCGCGATTCTGGCTGACCAGAAGACGCAGACGCGGCGGGTGGTGAAGCCGCAGCCTCCTGAAATCTTGCCTGCGTACGCGCCCAAGGTCTACTGGCCCGCCCGCGACCGCCACATGACCCACGGCGACCCCGACGGCGCGGCTTATCTGCAGTTTGAACGCCCCGGCGACTACGACGGCGCGCATGTCATGCGCGGCGGCTTTGGGTTTCGTTGCCCCTACGGCCAGCCCGCTGATCGGCTTTGGGTGCGGGAGGCGTGGGCGCAACCCGACAGGCGATCCGCTGGCTTTTCGCCGTGGGTCTATGCGGCCAACTACCAGGAGCGGCCGAGCCACCGTTGGCGTCCATCCATCCACATGCCCCGCTGCGCCAGCCGCATCACCCTCGAAGTCACCGCCATCCGCGTGGAGCGCCTGCAGGACATCAGCGAAGCCGACGCCCTGGCCGAAGGCGTCACCCCGAAGTGGGAACCCGGCTGCAGCGGGCGCCTGATGGAAGCGCTGGGCGGCTTCAGCTTCCGGCCTGCGGCCAGCGCCTATGCCGAACTGTGGGAACAGATCAACGACCCCGGCTCCTGGGACGCCAACCCCTGGGTGTGGGCCATCGAGTTCAAGCGGGTGACGCCATGACCCAATCCCGCCACATCAACGCCCCCCGCTTCCGCTGGACGCCCGAGCGTGAGCAGATGCTGCGCAAGCTGTACCCGGACATGCCCGCCCAGCTCGTGGCGCAGGCGCTGCAGTTGCTTGACAAAGTGTGTGACGAGGCCGCGCGGGAGCAGCCGGAGCCACCGCCCGAAGCTCAGACCAAGGCCGAGCAGATCGCCTACTGCGCCGGCTGGTGGGCTGCGATGGCAGCAAAGGCCAAGCAACGGATGCGGCCGGATCTTCCCGAAACAGATTGCGGGAACATCGAGCCGGCAGCCTGGATCGACAACACCGGCCACCCCAAACATCGCCTGTACCGCCAGTCAGCCACCGAGAAACGGCTGTACGGCCCGCTGCGTCCGCTGTACGCCGCCCGACCCACCACCACCACCCAGCCCGAGCCGAAGTGATGACCCAAGAACTCACCCACATCGAGCACCAGATCGCCGAGCTGCAGCGCCAGGCCGAGGCGCTGCGCACCACCACGGACGACCCGCAGCTGCCCGCCGCCTGGCGCAAGCTGGTCAAGGATCAGGGCTGGTATCGGTACCTGGAACTCAAGCCCGCCCAGCACGAACTCTTCCAGCGCGACGGCTGGGAGCCCCTGCACCTGCGCCAGCACCGCATGGCCGACCACCAAGCCCGCGCCCTGGCCCGCGCCCATCGCGGCCTGGCGCTGGTGCGGGCCACTGAGCAGCACCACGGCATCCACTGACTGACTGTCTGACCGACTCCACCACCAGGAGCCCACCCATGAGCCTACTCACCCAAGCCGCGCTGCTCGAACGCTACGGCCCGCGCCTGAGCGTTGACGAGCTGGCCGCCGTGCTGAAGATCAGCCGCGCCACCATCAACAACCAGATCAGCGACGGCAGCTTCCCCATCGCCACCTACCGCGCCCACGGCAAACGCTGGGCCGACTTCCAGGACGTGGACGCCTACCTCGAACAGTGCCGCGAAGCGGCGGCGGTGGGGGCGTGATGGCCCGGCAGATCATTACAACGACGTGCGCGACCTGCAAGTTTTCGGACATGCACGAGCAGCCACGTGAAGAAGGTGAAGATCCGGAAGAGTTTGTGCCCGATGGGGGCTATGGAGAGTGCAAGCGATTTCCGCCTGTGCTACTTCGGCCATTGCGTGACGAAGAGGACGCTTCTTCTACCACCAATTGGGGGGTGATGAAGTTTTGGGGCCAGCCTTTCATCGTTGGTGATGATTGCTGCGGTGAGTGGAAAAAAGACGACGGGCTGGGTGTCCATTGGGCTTCCGTCGATGATTCTTGAATTGGCGGGCGGAGTCAAAGCACCGAATCGCTCTCATCCCGATGTAAATCCTCGGGCTTGAGCTGCGTGTACCGCCTAAGCATGTTCCAGCTTTTGTGCCCCGTCACCAGCGCCACCTGCTGCACCGCATAGCCCTGCTCGAACAGGCGCGAGGTGCCGTCGTGCCGCAGATCGTGAAAGTGCAGATCCGGGATGGCCAGCGCCTGGCAGGCCCAGCGGAAATACTTGCTCAGCGTCTGCTCGTGCAGCGGGAAGATCAGCTCGCCGTCGCCGCGGGGCTGGCGCTGTAGCAGGGGCCAGGCGTCGCCCAGCAGGGGAATCCACTCGTCGTTGCCCGCCTTGCGCCGGGGGTGCTTGCGATCGCGCACCAGCACCAGGCGCTTGGTGGCGTCTACATCGGCCCAGCGCAGGCGCACGATTTCACCGCGGCGCATGGCCGTCAGCACGGCGAAGCGCACCACATCGGCATACACGGGCCCGTGCTGCGCGTGCAGGTGGGCCACCAGGCGCTGCAGCTCGTCCTCAGTGGGCCGGCGCTCGCGCTTGCCGCCGCCGCCAATCAGCCCCAGGTGCGAAAGCAGCGGGCGGGCCTGGCCCACCACATCGGGCAGCGTCACCTTGCGGGCCAGGGCCGCGTAGCGCAGCACCGTGCCCAGCTTGCCGATGTCCATGTTGCAGGTGTAGGGCCCGGCGCCGTCATCACGCCGCGCTGAGCAGTAGCCCACCAGATCCTGCGCGGTGAGCCGCAGCGCATCACGCGCGCCCAGGTGGTGCGCCAGGTGCTTGAGCGTGTAGTGCTCGGTGGAGGCATCAGAGATGGGCCGCGCCTGGTCGCGCAATTCCCGGTAGGCCTGGATGAGGTCAGCCACCAGCACCACCCGCCCCGACGCCGCCCCCGCCACCGGCCCGGCCGGCATGCTGCCGTCGCGCTGACGGTCAATGTCCGCCTCAAGCTGCCGCGCCCAGCGCTCAGCCGCCGCCTTGGTGGTGAACGTGCGCGTGTACGATTGCACCCCCCGCCGCCGCACCTGCGCCCGCCACTTTCCCTTCACCTCGATGATGCTCGCCACGCCCGCCCCCTGAGTCGCCGAAGTGCTACCGAATGCAAACGGTAGCACTGAGGTAGTGAATGGGGGTGATTGTGGGGGGTGTTGGGGTGAATGTTCTAGAGGGGAAGGCGTGGTAGGCTTGGGGGTGCCCGCCGTAGTTCAACGGGGGGAATTACCTCGTAGCGGGGCCTCCCGGTAGCAATTCCGGTAGCACTGCGCCGTTCAGAAGCGCCTGATAAGCCCGCTCACACGCGGCGCCCGTTCTACCCCTTGCATCTGCTACCGCAGCAAGCTCTCGACCAGCTTCCTCCAGCCGTCCGAGCACGTCGGCGAGCACAGTGGCGGGGCTGGGGGTTGGTGGGCTGCTGGGGGTAGGGGCGGGATCTGCGGGGGTGGGGGCGGGGCAGGCGGCAGTGGCGGCGAGCTCGTCGGCGCGGTGGCGCAGGCCGTCACCAGCAATGCGGCCAGCAGCGCGGGCAGCGTCCAGGGCGCGGGCTTGGGTTTGGGCGTCACGGGCAATCTCCTGGTGCTTGTTGATCCATGCTTGCTCGATGCTGCGGTAGGCGGCGGCTGCGCTGGCGCTGGCGGCCACGGCCTGGGCGCGGTCTTCGGCGGCCTGGCGGCGCTGGGCCTGGATCTCGGTGCGCAGATCGGCGGCGGTGAGCTGCGCGCGCTGCAGGCGCCAGGTTTGAACGCCGGCCAGGGCCAGCGCCACCAGGATGCAAGCCAGCAGGGCGCGTGTCACGGGCGGCCTTCGCACATGGCGCGCTCGGCGGCGCGGCGCTTGGGCAGGCCGCCGCAGCGGTGGGCGGGGTCGCGGCAGTCGCGGCCCTGGAAGTAGACCCAGCGGTCGAACTCGGCGCAGGCTTGGGCGTGCTGGCCGGCGTTGTGCAGGCGCACCATGGTGCTGCGGCACACGGCATCGGCGCCGACGTTGTAGGCCAGGCTGACCAGGCTGTCGAACTCGCCCTGTGTCAGCGGCGCGGTGACGCAGCGGTGCAGCGCGGTTTCGCCCTTTCGCACTTCGCGCAGGGTGAGGGCCAGGGCCTGGGGTGGGCGGATGGTGTCGCCGATCTGGACGGGCGAGCCGTCAGGCCGCCAGGTGCTGCCGAAGCCGTAGGTGGGCCGGTCAGTGGGCAGCGGGCGGACGGCCTGGTCGGTATAGCCTTCGTCCTGCGTCAGCGCCACCAGGCCGGCGGCGCTGAGGGTGAGGGCTGCGGCCAGGAGGCGGGGGTGTTTCATGCGGGGTTGAGTCAGGGCGTGGGCCAGACGAGGGGCGGCAGCTCAGGCTCGACGTCGGCGAACCCTGCGGGCATTGGCCGCGTGCCGGCCTGCACCTCGGCCAGCATGTCGTACAGCTTGGCCCATGTCTCGGCCCGGGCGTCGCGGCAGTAGGTGCCCTCGACATCAAACCTCGGCACCGAGCAGCCGGCGTAGTCGCTGGCGCTCTTGATGTCGTCGTAGTGCCGGGTCTGCGCAAAAGCGTCCAGGCGGGCCTGGGTCTGGCGCACGATGTCGGCCTGCAGCGCCTGGCCCTTAGCCGCAGCGTCCGCCGCCAGTTCCTCGGCTGTCTTGTCCTCCACCGCCACTGTGTAGACCGTGCCGCCATCGATATACGGCGCACATGGCACCAGGCGCTGTGTCTCGCGGTTGTGCTCGCGGAACATCGACACCGGCATGCAGTTGTTCTCGGTCAGCCACTCAGCGTCTGGGCCTGAGCCCGGAAAAGACGTGCTGCGGAAGAGGCTGCGGTAGTCAGCGACCGTGATCTGTCCGTCGTCAATCTTGGCGATCAGCATGGGAATTCCTTACTTCAAGGGGAACGGCGCAGTCGGGGCCGTGAAGTTGGCGGTGTAGCGGGCAAAGCCTTTGGTGATGCGCAGGTCGTCGATATAGCCGTTGAAGGAGCCAAGACCGGACCCCGTACCCACATAAAGTGCCTGCTGGGTTATCGACGCTGAATATGTATATGTACCCTGTGACACGCCATCGACATACAAGGTTACGGTGGTGCCGCTGCGAGTCAAAGCAACGTGATACCACTGTGCCGTATTCAAAGTGCCAGAGGTAATGCGAAAGTCATCATTGATATACGCTTGTATTTTGCTTGCGGAGTTAGACCAGAACAAAACCGGGTTGTTTGGGGCTGCGTTGCCTATCCCGCGCATATCAAAGAATACGTGTTGTGTGGTGTTATTGA